TCGTATTCATATATTCAGCATAGACAATGGGGTCTTGTTTATCTAACCAATTAAGATTTACCTGAATGGTTTGCCAAGTTTTAACTGCTAATTCATCAGCAAGTCTATAAGTTGCATTTTCTGTTAGTTCATCAATATCAGGAATCCATGACTTACACGGTTCCCAATCTTTACAATCACCAATGGATTTATCTGGAAGTTCTTGTCCTTTTGTGACAGCCTCAACCACCAAACATTTACCATTTTCTTCGATATAGAAAACATGAATTGCATCTGATTTTTCTGATTCGTATTTTTTCATATTTGATTCTCCATTCTCATCATGCCATATCATCTCTTCTCTCTAAGAACCACCAAACATATTGATAGTAATTTTGAATTTGTGAATAAGAGTCACCGACTGCTCGGAACCGATACGAAAATCTTGAGTTTTGGTTGCCACTCATATTGATACTGGCACCGGTAATATTTATGAAACCCTGTGCGCCACGGTCACCACCCCAATAGTACTTACCATGTCTCAATTGCATTACTAGGTAAATATATCCATCATATGTTTTGTTATTGGGGTCTGTTATTGCACCAGGCTGGTAATTGAATCCACTGTTGCTATGATTACTCAAAGTGTTGTAGTAGGAAGTACTACCCCCACAATCGGGTGACCCCCCAACTCCTGCATTCTGGGCATTCTCAAGCCCGTTGTGCGACCAACCAGCATTAAACATTGGGTGTTTGGAATCACTACCATTTGCTAGGTGATAACACCACCCACGATTGCCCTTAATGTGGTTGGTTTGGAACTCACCCCATTTGATAGGCACGGTTAGTGTACCGAAAGAACCATCCGCCCACTCTGGTACACCGTTTTTATTCAATATGATTTGGGCGTCATTGCCGGAATTTTCCTGAAGATATAACTTACTTTTGTTTCCTGCTTTACCAAGTTCTAAGTTGCCGGGAGTGATTCTTACATCACCCCGAAGGTCAGAACTACCATCAACATCTAACTCACCTTCAAGGAAGGTGTCAAGATTAACGGTTGCATTATTCTGAACGATTAATTTTCCCTGAACTGTTGCACTTTTGCCTCCGGCCGTACCATCGGTGTTTTTCAATTCTAGAATACTATCGCTGGCGTAATTTACATTCTGACTATAAACAACAAAGTTTAATGTACTATCTGTCTTGGGAACAGACGCATCACTGTTATAGTAGATGGCGGCGTGACCTTGAGCAGGATTCTCATCTGCACCGTGGAATCTAATGAAAGCAAATTTATTTGTTATCAATTTGATTTGGGGGGCGGATGCAACATCTGCACCACCCTGACTATCAAAGGAGAAAGTATTACCACCGGCACTAACTGGTCGGAGTAATAAGGAAGGAGTATCGGCATTAATTTGAAGTGTACCTAATGGTTGGCCGGTCTGACCAAGAACAGAACTGTAATCAAACTGAGTGGTGGAATTGGTGTTGAGTTTACCAATACTTACACAAACATCATTGCCTTCTCCTGCACCCGAAATACTCTTTCGCCAAATTTGCAATGCCGAAACACCTGCTTGGTCGGGTTTAAAGTTTACGGGTTGTGTCGCATCTGCTTGTTCAAATGAGTGAACAAGCCCTTTTCTTTGTGCGTAGCAACTATAACCAGATAGAGTTCCATCCATAGAACCACCAACATTTCCTTGTAATCTCGACCACAGTGTTGGTGCTTTTGTTGAAGAGTCACCAGACTCAAGGTATAAACTTGGACCATTTGGAGAATAAATGTGGAGGTGTGCTAATGCTTTTGCAAGTGGGTCTTTCTGACTATCGGAACCACCATCTACCTTTGAAAGAATATTGATTCCAAACAAACCCTCGTTGTGTGAACCACTATCAACACCTTGAAAACTATTGGTAGGATATGAATATGCACTGCTTGCAATTCTATGGTAGTATGATTGAACAGGATAGGAACCACCAGAACTTGTTGCAGTTGAAACACCAATATCAACATACTTGTGTCCGGTGTTTGACCGAATATCAAACAACAGAGGTTTGAAGTTTTGCCATGTTCCCTTTGCACCACTGCAATCGGTTGATGTCCCATCGGCGCTCTCTACGAAAACTAGAATTTCACCGTCATCAGCATTTGGTGTGTTGATGATATTGCCAGGTTGTGCGTTTAAATTAATTGCACTGGCGTTTGTATTTCTTGTACTACCACAACTCATCTATTACGCTCCCTCGTCGTTTTGATAGAAATCATAACCCAACCGTGCTTCTTCTTCTGGAGTATAGATTTCAGAAATTACTGCGTAGTTTCCTGTCAGGTGTGCCAACCCTGCATCAGACCCAGTATTGTAATTTGACTTAAAGACAAACCCATCTGCGTTTCTGTCAACAACTGAGAAACCAGTTAATCTATAAGTTGATTCTTCTACACCGAATACAAATACTTCGGGTCGTTCATACAGTTTTTCAACTTCATACGGAATAAATTCTCTGCTGTGGAAAGTACCACCAGTTGGGGGTGCAGATATGTCACCGTGATTTTCATCACCAGTCAAGTGCTTGAATGTTGTGAATGAGAAATCTCTTCTAACTTCGTAATACCGTTCACATAGTTGTTTTTCAATTTGGTCTGGTCGGTATTCCCAACGAGAAGCCTTTTGACCTCTTTCCATTTGCACCTGTGCTAGATTCCATTCGTGTGGATAGTTGCATGGAAGATGCTGTGGAAGAGTAGAAGAACCATAACCAACCAATTTATTCTCAATACCTGCTTCGATATCTGCGTAAGTAAAGAAGTTAACTTCGAAGTAATCATTGAGTCTATCACCAACTTTGATTCCTGATAGATGTGGAACTCGGAAAGTAATTTCATATTTCTTCCATACTGGATGGAGAGAAATTCTAACGCCGGGAAGAACTCGGCAACAAGCAGTCTTGTCTGGAGCGCCTCCACTTGTCCATCTACCACCAAGGTTATCACATTCAATTTCACTGGTAACAGAACCAATACCGTCTACACAACAATTACCGGTGATTATATCACCTCGTTGGTCGCATACCACATCGTAACAGTGTTCACCTGTTAAGTATGTTGTTCCACAATCACCAGAAACTACTTCATAACATTTACCATCTGCTTCGTTACAACATGCACCATGACCGGTACATGTGACGGCACTACAGAGTACACCATTTCCGTGATGAATACCACTTACTGCGTAACATTGACCTGTTGTGTACATTCCGAAACATGTACCATCCCAGTGGCAGCAAGCACCACCAGTTGTGCAATCGATGTCACTGTCGGCACATCTTGTCGCCCAACCATTCCATGCACCACCACTAGTGTAACATTGATTAATATCTTCACCGTCTAAGCATGTTCCATTTGTTTGACAACATGCACCTGTCGAACCAGTAGCACAAAGACCAACGAACCCTCCGGGCAGGTAATCGTCGTTGTTTGGAATTTCATTCCATTTTAGGTGCATATATGTACCTTCGCATACTGTTGCAGTTCCCGATGCACAACCCAATCCGACATATGATGTACCGTGAATGTAATCGGAACTACAGTCACCCGTAGCGAATGCAGGAACGGCATCCCATCCTGTGCAACAAAGACCATAACTTACACAACATTCACCGCATCTACCGGCAGTAGAAGCACAACCAGGACAGAATGTATTTGCACCTTGGAATGTTCCACCATATGATTCGCATAAAGTTCTGTCGATATTGTCAACACAACCAGATTCAATAGCCGAAACCCCACAAAGACCACAGCAAGCACCGACTACTATTTCCTCACCAGTTCCACCGTCATCTCTGTCGTCTGGGTTGGTTCCAATACCAATTGATTCTTTACCATCGGTATTCGCTTCCACACCCGACCTTGTAGTACCATCAAATCTAAATGGTGTTGTGTCTTTACTAGTAGCAGAGAATTTGGCTGATTCAGTAATCTTGTACCAGTCACATTGACCTTCCGGGCAACTTGTTTGACCGAAACATTTTCCTTCGGGGTCTGTACATAATGTCCATGAACCCTTACAGTCTTCGCAAGTAGTAATTTCACATGCACCTTGACTATAACAGCAATATCCCTTAGGACATACATCAACACCACAATCTACGCCGGGTGGGCACTGTGAGCAATTACCACTGTATGATTGACACCTCGAACAACATTTGCAACCCTGACATTCGGCGGGAATTTCGCTACCACAATCAAAACATGTATCTGTGCAATATTCACAGTCTTGAATATTACCCTTTACACCGATGCTATTAATATTACTCGACTCAACAAGAGTGGAGTCAAATTCTAAGTTGGGGGATTTTGGGTTGTTACCCATGTTCCCAAATGATTTTGAAGAACTAAATTTTGATGTCGAAGAGTGATATTTGCTGACGCTGTATTTTGAAGAAGAACTACGAGCAGTGTTTCCATATTGCTCTTCCCCATAACCAGTGATTGGTGAAATGTCACTACCAAAGCACTGTTTGAGGTTGATATGAATATCACCATTTGTTTGTGGTCCTGGAATGCCTCTTGCCCAGAAACTTAAGGTCACATATTCATCTTGACCTTCTGCAAATGTTCTTACACCTTCAATTCGTTGACTGAAAGCACAGAAACCTTTGTGTTCAGAACCGGCACCACCTTCATCATCGTCACCATAACTAAAGTTTCTGTATGGATAGCCGGGAATATCACCAGTAAATCCTTGGTGTCCTGTAAGTCCTTCACTAGTGCAATAACCAGTCACCAGACCTAAAATTGTTCTATCTGCACCTTCTGTAATTTTGATTCCGTCTGCACAATAATCACCGGTAGTACAAACATTTTCTAGGTCCAATGCACCAAAGATGTACATGTCTCCATGTCTGTAGTAATCATTTCCGGTATTCCAAATTCCATCACCAACACCACCGGTTCCACCAGTTAATCCCCAAACGGGACCGGCAATGTCATTACCAGAAGCATTTCCTGTTGCTTCTAGAATACCATCAACGAAAAGTTTATATTCGTTACATTCATTGTTTCTTGCAAAACAGATATGGTGCCATTCACCATCATTGATATTTGTTTTACCAGTTACAGAAAGTGGGTGTTCCCAACTTAGATTGTTACCCGTAGCACCTTCTCTGTTAAATTGTACGACTGGATAAAGATTGCCGGTGGGTGTTGCACCACCATAGTGACCGGTGGGGGTATATAATCTCCAATCATCTGTCGCAATAATTTGGAGATTTGTATTCCAGTGACCATTAATTCCTGTAATTGCTGTTCTTTCCAGAGAGTTCGCAACACTGCAAGGTCCACTGGTCCCTGTGATGTACGGGGCGCATGTGTTCCAATGATAGGCATGGTCGCCGGTTACACCACCATAGTATGTTCCATAAGTCTGGTTGTCAGTGGGTGGAGTACCAAATCTCAACAATGTGATTGGTGCGTGACCACCGAAGGGTCCCACATCTTGACCGGCATAACCACTAACTGCACCGGTGAGATGTGTTAAACCACCAGAAACTTTAAACCAACCTTCAATGGTAAATTCTTGTCCGTTTGCAGGATAGTCTGGGTCTTTTTTACTCCAATCAAACGGACCTGCAACTGCTATCCAGTCGTTCCTTAAGTCGGAAGAATGGTGTTCCCCCACACAATAAGCATCATCTGATTCGTATTTATTTTGCCAAGACAGTGATGCAGGTTTTTTACCCGATACTGATTTCCATGATGTTGGGAAATTTCGACCTTCACCTGTTCTAATAGAACCACCGACAACAGTAACATCTCTTCCGTATCTTGTTTCGTCTTTAATGCCGATTGTTTGACCATCAATTCCTTGTGGGTCATTCATATTAAATGCGGCAGAATAATTTCCTTCTTCGTGACCTGTTAGGTAACTTTGAATTTTTGCGTAATATTTTGGATAGTAGGGAACTGCGGTTTGACCATCGGGGAATCTTCCTAAATTAATTCCACCTTTCCATTCTGTAGTTGTATTGTCATCCCAATATACTTGATTTACCCATCTATCTGCTGTGTAGAAAGATTGGTTTCCTGTGATACCACCGGTAACATTGAAGTTTGTTCCTCTTTGCCAGTAATCAAACCCACCATTAATAATTTGGTTTGTAAATGGGTTACTTGAACTTGGGCAATGTACTACTGCATTCGCATCTTTCTGATAACGAATAATAAAGTTGATGGCAGTGAAAGGTGGCATGTTGTCACCGGTAAGTTCACGGTCTTGACCAGAACTATCTGAACCATCAAAGTCATCACCTGCGGCAAGAGTCGAGATTTCAGAACCGCCAGTTGCACCAAGATTTCGAGTTGTTAGTCCTGTTCCAGAACCGGCAATATTGGCACCCAGAGGGAACCGACCTTGTAAGTCGGGAATATGGAACCAATCGGCATCACTTCCACCCGACATTCCATATGTGTGGCCGATTACATTGAACAGGTCTTGCCACTTTCCACCTGTAATGAACTTTGAACCGTCACATAGTAAGTGACCATCGGGAATTTGACCTGTTGGTCCTGCGAATGGAAGAATTTGACCAACTGGAGAAATTTCAGTAACATCGACTGTACAATCTCCACCGATTACTGTACCAATGTAGTTTACAACATAACCACTCTTGACATCGGTTGTGAGCAACATTGGTTTGATAACTTCACCGGCACCCTGTGGTTGATGACACACAAGTTTGCCAGGAATTTCTCTATCAAGATAATAAACTTTTGGATGCTCTAAAGTATCACTCATCAGGTCTAATCTGAAACGACCTTGAAGAACAACAACAAAAGTATCACCCTCGACGGATTCTACAACACCAAGTGCTTCTGCGTTCTCAGGATTATTTGCTAGTGCCTTTACCCAACCTACTGTTTCGTTTCCATACCCAGGCGGATCCGCAGGACCACCATCGTGTCGAACGACATCACCTGGCCGTAGCATGTGGTTATTGACAAATGCTTCGACGCCATAGGCACCACGGGCAGGATCCCAACCTCTTAACTGAGTAAAGGTTTCCTTGATTGTTCGGCGTTCATCGCCACCAAGATGGAAAGCACTATATGACATTTATCTTTTTCTCCTAGAAGTCATAGTATGTATGTCAGTTGACATAACACCCACCAATATTTGCATAATCTGAACTATCGTGGGCACCACCAGATGGTCCGGGATTTCCAACATTACTAGCACCCGTTTCAGTAATTACCTCGATTGATGGATAACAGTTCCCTTCAATGGAATATGTGTTTGTCTCATCATAAACAATTGGGTCACCATCGGCCGGTGGGAAAACGGATGCGTATGGAGCGTTGAAGACAATATCGGCACCAGAAATATATCTTCTGGAAATATCAACATCAACATTAGCAGAATCTCTGTTGTCATACTGATTTAGAAGTTGCTGACACTCATCAAACGATACACCAACAACATTGAATGCTGCGTTCCCTCCTCCGGCAGTTCCACCTGCATTTACACAACAACAGACACCGTTTCTAATTTGCCATGTCGAACCACCAGTTGTGGTTGATGCAAATTCGGGAGCAAGAATCTGCTTGATATTAAACTGTGTATACAATTCTTCACTACCAGTTACCCAACCACCACTAAGTGGTGCAGACTTGCCACTCGAATCTTGTAATGGAAGACCCCAGTTGCCACGAATGGATACACCATAACCCGAAGTGTCTATACCACCAGATGTAGCATTAATCTTTTGGCTGTGGTCGTGTGCAGGTTGAATATATCTTGGGTACACATTTGCACCCGCCGAGAAGTTCTGGCCGGCGTTTCCTCCTGTGTGGAATTCACCTGCGTACACCTCGACTAAAACCTGTGTTTCGAATTGATTACCAGCATTACCGGTCGAAAGTATATCTACCAAACGACCCATAGCAACAAGGTCATGAACTTGAGCGCCAACCGAATCATCAAGTGACATTCCACCTGTAATTTGATAAATCCAGTTGTTTCCACCTGTTGCGAAGTTACCTTCCCACCCGGCCGGGGTGCCATCGTGGTCGAGGGTGAGTGTTTGTGTACCAAGTACGCTGAAATCAGTTCTTTTCGCCACAACCTGTGTCGCAACAAAGAACTTAGCAGGACCATGAGGTACTCGTAAGTTACCCTTCATTACACTTGCTTCACCAGGACCGGCATTGCTACCGAACATTACTGGGTAGAAACCGGTGATACCGTCAACACTTACATTTCCTAGTGGAACATAGTTAACAAATTGCTGTGGGTAAGTTCCAGTTAACCCATCTGAAAAACCACTTGGTCTAGTGTTGTAGAAACCATCACCCGCCTGCTTGTAGTTCACACCATTAGGGAATGTACCATGTCGGTCTGGCATGTGTGCGAGCAATACTGCTCTGTGTCCAAAGTTTTCACCATCACCAATCGGTACACTAATATCGAATTGGTAATCAGCAGAATCTAAACCAATTTGGTCTGCTGTTAGGAACGAATATTCAATTAGTGCCGCATCCTGAACAAGTTCAACATCACCGGTGTTTGCCCATGTTGTGTTAATGGGATTTGCGGGGTTGTCGTTGTTGAGAGGACCAATCATCGCGTATCTAGGATGGTGTCCCATCTTGTTCAATCTTCGAATATGAAGACCAGGCACATTTGTTCTAGTTGTACCGGTTGTGAATGAAGTGATGTTACCAGAATCATCAGTACCACCAGAAACGCCTGGTTTCTGACTTTCAAAGAAGTTTACTTCACCATACAGAGTGTTAACTTCGTCATCATCGCTACTGAGAGTTGTGTCAATGCTTAATTTACCATTTGCAACCTTTAAGTGGCCTGCAAGCACAGTACCGAAGTTATCTTTATCAATCTTCGACCAATCGATGGCAAGGTCTTTAATTTTTGAACGGCTAATTTGCAAGTCATCAATGTTGTCAGTCTTGATTCTCAAATCGGTGGTTGTTGATAGATGTCCCCCAGTGATTTGAGTAGTACCAATATCAATACCTTGAATGGAACCGTCTTGAATGTGAGAACTATTAACTGCACCAGGATTGATTTTAGACGAACTGATTCCGAATGGAGCATCTGTAATCACACAACCATTTAAGGTGTTGCAGGCGATTAAACCTTCCCAATCGATTCCGAATGCCAATTTTGCCTGTGTGACAGAACCATCTTCTAGTTCATCTGTACCAACAATGTTGTCATTGAGGTGTCTCTGAAGAATGGCGTTGTCTTTAATCAAAGCACCACTAATTTCAAGGTCACCAATTTTCACTTCGGTGATGCTCTTGTCTTTAATGTGAAGACTACCATCAAGTTCACCGACACCAAAGTGCATACCCGTAACTTGACCGGCACCAATATCTGGTCCAGAGATGTGAAGTTTACGGAGGAAGAGATTTCCACCGGCGTTTACTTCAAGGAATCTTCTGTTGGTTGCAGGGTCAGGGTTGTTATCATTACCGGCATTTTCTTGATTAGTACCATCTGGAGTGTTTCCATAGTAACCAAGAATATCGGTTCCATCTGGAACAAACCCATCTTTAACAATATCATAATATGTTTCAGTTGGTTCGATGATATCATCGGGTGTTCCGGTTGCGGGGTCGGGAATGACACCACCAGAGTAATTTACAACAACCGCAGTTGTTTGTGATGTTGCAACCATCATTACCTTACGAACATTACCAATATTCTTACCATCTCGGTTGTCTGGTTCTTCTTCTGTCAGTCTACCAGTTTGTCCGGGACGAACAGAAACAAAGTAAGGTTCGCCTGGTAATAGGAAATTTGCACCTTCGTGTGGTACGGGGTGGTTACCCATATCATCTTTGTCTAGGAAGGCGGCAATCTCACCAGTTGTGAAACTGATTGGTCCACTGTAGCAAATTTCGAAAGTGTTTACATCGTGAACACGACTGACAATACCCAGTGCTTCTGAGTTGATTGTTGCATCGGTTGCATTTGGATTGGTTGCACTGTATGGTGCTTCTTCACCTGTTGCAAGTTCTGATGTAACTTGTGAACCGAATGCTCTGACCCATTCTTTTGCCGAGTCTCCTGCACCACCTTCTGGTTGGTCTGTTCTGAATCTTCGAACCGCCATACCAGTAATAAATCCGTGTGGAGTAATATCACCACCATGTGTTCTAGATGTGATTACTTCTCTGTTTACCCATGAGTGATTTAGAACACCATACTGGTCTGCGACTGGAACATTGTATGGTCTAGCATATCGAGCGAATGAATCGCCGTGTGTGATAGAGTTAAAACCAATTAAAGTTCCTGCGGCATCTCTCTTTCGTGGAGGTTCTGCATATGTTCCATCTGAGAATGGTTGACCAGTTGTACTGAACACTGGTACATAATGTGTACCATCGGGGTTCATAATCCAACCGGTTACTTCTTCAGTTCCTGCTTCACCACCAGAAAGTGGTCCTGGGTAGTTTGCAGTTCCACCGGAAATCATGTATGTGTAATGGAGTGCGTTCTTTCCTGTAGACGCGGCGGTCTTGTTGTATCGAACCTTGAAACCTTTGGTCGAATCACCAACATTGGTAAATCTAATACCAGAGTAGTCTCTTGCCGAATTACCATAGATTGGAATATCACTAACGGAACTATACATTCCCTTAGGCCATTCACCATCATTGGCATTATCTCTTGTTCCCTCAAATTCAATGTGTTCTGTTGTTCTCCAAGCACCACCGAGTGTTGTGGTGTCTGCACCATCGGAACCATAATTGAATGTCCATTCTTTGTTGTCGGCCATCCAACCTGCTTCAATACTAATATAGTCGCCAGTAGTGGCACCCATTGAAGCATTTCCGATTGTAGTCCATGGAACTGGTAATGTAGAACCACCAGTACCACAACCTGCGTTGAAAATTGTACCACCAGTAATTGAAAACCCAGTGGGACCTGTTAGATTATCTTGTGTCCATTCGGTGACACCATCAATTACAAGCAATGCATCTTTATCAAGACCCACCACATTTGAAGGTGTACCAGTTGCACCAGAACTTGTACCGGAAATCATACTATCGGTTGCATACTCGCCGGGGGATCCTGAAAGTGCAACACCAGTAATAAAGTATCCAGTTTTAACTTCGATGGTCGTTGTGAATGGTTCACCTGCTGTAATCATTGATACAACTTCACCAGTACCAACAATAGTATCGGCAACGATTTGAACAACTTCTTCACCAATATTGAAGATTGAACCACCAGAACCCCACGAATATAATGCACCATTACCAGATGCAAATCTAGCAAGTGTGAAGTCATCTAGGTCTTTACCGGTTACATATTTGTCAACGATACCATAAACACCACGGGTATCGAAGATTCCGTTTCGATTCTCTGCGGTTGTTGCTCCAGGACCTGTGATTGTATTATCGAATGGAAGATACAAAGTTGTAAATTCATCACCAGAAACATTGACTGATGAGTCCGAGTAGTTCGGCATCGTCGTTTCATTTACACCTGTGATACCATGAGGGTTGTGTGTCGAACCACTTCTCAAACGAACACTTGACATCGCACCCAAGAACATATTACTTGTGGAGTTCAATGGGTGAATCGAACCACCACTTACTGCTTTCGCACCAATTAAGAGTGGGTCGTTTGCGTGTCCTGTTGCAAGGTTTGTTGCACCTGCTGTGGAAGAAAGATTTGTTCCACTATGCGAGACAATTTGATGACCGATTCTAACATTGTTTTTGTACATGGCAATACCATGACCAGAAACACCTGCAACGACAATGTGCTTCCATGATGTACCCTCAGTCATGTCATCTACATAACCCGTGACAGTACCAGTTGCACCCGCTTCATTTTTGTAGTGAAATTGTAGGAAACCAGTTGTTCCGGGCGAACCACCGGCAACATATTCGAGGCGGAATGATTCATCACCACCCGTTCCCCATCTTTCCACAATTGCTTTTGATGCGGTTCCGGTTGGTCTGAACCAACCATCAATTTGCCAGTCGCCTGTTAGGTGGAAGTTTTCTGGACCAGATGGTGGTTGAACCACTTCGATATAACTTCCGGTGTACCCCGAGTGACCATCTGCACCGAAGTAACCTGCCCATCCTAACGCTCCATTGGCATTAATACCAGATAGGTCATCTGTTAGATGAACATCATTGGCGAAAACTTGGTTTGCACCCTGAATCACATAGTGACCGGAAACATAAGTTTCGTTTGTAATGTGGTCTTCGGCAAATTTAATTTGCTGACGGTCTGGGTCTTCTGTTTTTCCAAGAACGGCAATACCGGCGCGGTTTGTTTTATTACCACCAAGAAGGGCATCTGTGCTATTGAAATCTGGTCTTGGTAAAGCAATGCCTTGTTCGTTGAAAGGAACTGCGAGTTCTAATTGTTGGTCTTCTACTCTAAAGTTTTGTGTTGTTGCGACCGAGAAATCATTAATGAATGTAATATCACCTGCAAAAATATGGTCCCCGTAGATTGTTTGGGGAAGCATAAATGCCGCTTGCACTTTTCGTAATTTAGTTGGATCCGCCTCGGCACCACCTGCGTGATTTGTTTCCATCATAAAAAATGCATCATCGGGAACCAAAATATCATCGGTGGTTGTATCTGCATCTGGATTCGTAAAGACTTCGGCCGCCTGTAATCCAACAATATCTACAGTCAATTCATTGTAGATATTTACCCGTACACCAGGACCTCTATTGATTTCGATTTCACTAAAAGTATCACTGTGTTGAAGACCACCATCTCCTGCAACATCAAACATGTTGAGCGGGTTCAGAGCGGCAATAATTTGATTACTCTTATCAAACCAATCATTGAAAGAATCCACCAACTTAAGTGGAGTTACATGGATTAGGTTATCCGATGAATACGGAAAATAAATTTCTGGTCCTGTTACTGGCATTAGTCAGAATTCCTTTTCAATAACTCGTTCAGCAAGAATTTAACTTCTTCGAGGTCTTTCTTTATAGTATCTATTTCGGCAAGTTTCGCCTGCTCTTCATCTTTTCTCTTTTTTTGCTCTTTATACTTCCTGAGTCCATCTAAATCGGTGGACAGAAGTGCCTTTGAATGTGGGTCACGAACCAAATGACTGTTTTCTACCTTCAACTTTTCCATTTATCACCCCGGCAGAGCAATTGCTCTTAAATCTTTCACTCTTGGGACTTTGGCAGAATCGCTTGAATACAGTACTAGTTTAATTGCAAACCGATTAAAGGAATCGGACACATCACCAGTCACTGTTTCGAACTTCATATCCTGTAAGTCATCTGAATATGTATTCGTTGAAGTTTGAGTCAATTGTACATAACCCAAATCATCAAAGTCTCCTTCATACTCTGGTGTCGCAGAACGAATGAACGCTTGAATACTTGAACCTTGTGGAAGATAAGTGTTCAAATGCACTTCCATCTTATCAGATTCAAATCCTTCTTCGAGAGTAACACGACGAGTGATGTATCTACACACACCACCACCACCAGTTAGGTTGGATGGGAACCCCTCGCTAATAATACCAGGCATTTGTGCCTTTGGATTCAACTCACCATTGTAATTTGAATTTGTTGGGTCGGTTATTGTATTTGAGTTAATCAAGTTTTCAACGGCAAGAAGATTCAATCTTTCTGCATCAATTACCGGACTCACTCTGCTATCAGATGTTGACATCCCAACACGGAGTTTACATGTTGCATTACTAGATTCTCCATCATATACTTCATTAATTCTATGGGTTGTTTCCATTTCAACATTGGTATTTGGTTTAATTGTCATTGCAGAAGTTTCAGAGAACGAACCAATTCCATTACCATTAGTTGAAGTGTGTAATTTAAATGTTGCATTTGTTTGACTAAACTCTTGATAGTCTGCAAGAAGTTTAATAACATCAACACCAACATAATGTCTATCTGCAACCGGTGATGTTGTATATCCTTTATTTTTGAATTGAACATCACCACTCGAAACAAAATCACATCTATTAATTCTAAACATGATGTCTTTAGTTTGGTCAGCAGACCAAGTGCTTGAATTCTGTGATAAGAACATCACACCAGCATATGGTTGGTTTGCGATTGGGTCCGCATCTGTGTTCTTTTCACTATCAATTCTGTTTGCACCAACTTCTGCCGTGTAAATGTGATAATCACCACTGTTTGATATAACTGTGAATGAGTATTCACCGGGCGATAAGAAGATTGGATTATCAAAATCGAATCGTGTGTAAGATGAAGATGAATTTGGATTCGGAGTAGTCGATACATTAACATCTTCGAATCTCTTTGTCTTGACCGCCATTGGAATGATTTCACCAGAACTTGGATAACCATTTACCATAGGTCGAATTTCTACCGTCACGGGTAGACTACCATCTCTCATTGCAAACCAAAGGTCGATACTAGACACGAACATGCCATTTGGATTTGTTACTGGATCCACTAAGAATGATTGTGCAACTGGATCCCTCCAGATTGTATCTGTCTCTGTTTTTGTTTGGTTGAATCTATCAATTGGGTTAGTTAGAATAGTTTCAGTATTTACATTTGGTCGTTTATTAATAACTGGTCGTGTTCCTTTACCTTGATTGAACACATAACCATTAGCGGCAAATGTAATATCTGCGGCGGTTGTCGCTGTTGCAACATTATTATCCGAAACATCTGTTATACGAAGTTGTCGTTCACCAGTTCGGAATGTTCCTGCCGGTAGTTTGGTATGGAATGGGAATTCACCCTGAGAATTTGTTCTGAAATTGAAGGCTGTAATCGTCGCTGTTTGGTCAACGATTCCGGCCGGTCCATTATTCTTAATAATATCACCGACTTTAAATTGTCCAACAATATCTTTAACAACCAAAGTACCCGATGTTTGACTACCCCCATCACCACCATAATTCCAAACAGAAATCTTACAGGTCGAACCTGCTCTATCACCGGTTGTATTTTCAAGTACGGTGTCTTCAGCAGTTCCGTCTGTTGGTAGCACGAACGCATCAGCATTTGCAAAACCAACATCCCATGTCAATGGTGTTGTGAAATCATTGATTTTGACACCATCAAAGAAAATATGAATATCGGTATTTGGTTTCAATCCTCTAGATGTTGCGTCAATATCAACCGCTCGCATATAAGGAACTAAACTGACATTGAAAGTTCTATTTCCAAGACTCTTAATAATACTCTCGGGAATATTTCTTGTACGAATACCTCTTCGTGTTTTTACCTTTCCAGATTCAAAAACTTCTCTGGTAATCTTGCCTGGTTGTGTACTTGCCCAACCAATTGATTCTTCGGTAGGTACATTTTCCTTTCCTGTCCAAACCAATTCCCAATCGTTCCACTGTGTTCCGAAAGGATTATCTTTTTGTACCCAGGCGTCATTTTCACCTTCAGCGTTAGTTTGAACAATTGGTTTAGTTGAAACATCATACCATGTATCTGATTGTGGGGTACATCTAATGTCACCTTGCCACTCGATAGTGTGGAATGGGTTCACACTAATACTTGTGCTTGCCATTGGTTGTTCAATTTCTTTCACTTCAGAATAGTTTAGTGTGAATAAACCACTTTCACTACCAGTAATCTGTGCTTCACCAACCGAATCATCGTGAACAAGAGTGATTGGTCGTGTTTCGAATTCTGGACGCAGTTCTTCTTTCTCGAAATCAATTGAGCAACTATAGTCAGGGTTTGTAACATCACCAACACTGTGACCCTTGAATGGGTCAACAAGAATACCATTCTTAAATATATCTGTTCCGTTGGAATCAGTAATACTTAAAGCATCTGTTTCTTTTTCAAGTAATGACAGTGTGGTGTAGTATTCGAGTCTATCCACACGCTTATCGATTTTACCAATATCTCTCATGGTATATCGTTTGTTCTCAACATACCGAGTATTGACATCGTTGATATCAAATGTGTACGCAGGAATTTTTGCCACATAAAGTGTCATCGAATCGTCGCGGTCGGGTGGTGTAGGAGAATCTTCCTTTGGAATACCACGAATCGCTTGGAATTCTTTGTCCCTTGTAAGAACAATTTTATCAACTCTTGGTAGGTAGTGCTTGTAGTCAATTGTTCCAGACTGACCTGCTTTTGGAATCCAACTACTACTTGTACCAGTTAGGCCACCACTACTTCGTAGGGGGCGGAAGTCTAAACAATCTCGTAGGTCGAATACTTTACCTTGTTTCTTACTGGTATATGTTGGAATGTTTTCGTAACCAGAAAGATATGAACCACCACCAGTAATATTTGCAAAGAAGAATCCGTTATCTCCACCACCATGAGCATAGTATGTGTATGAAACGAATCCGGTAATTGTACCACTTGAAGGAATATTATCGGTGTTTGTATCACCAAACTTGGCATTCTTCTTGAGATTTAGTTTACCATAGTCGAACCAGTTATCTGTTTGGCCACCATCAAAGAAGAATTTGGTTGAAACATCTTCTCCCTTAACTAGTGGGTCACCAGTATTCATAAACAATCCTGTGATGCCGATTACATCGGCATGTGGTAGGGTAAATACGCCATTTTCACCGGTGATGTAATAATCACTTACTGCTGTTACGGTTTTTGTTTTCTGGTAGGATCCGGGGTCTGTTACTTTAAGTGTACCGATTAATCTCAGAGTTGTTCCAGAACTAATACCATGAACACTTAGGTTGGAGAAAGTAATATCCTGACCAGAGTTTGTGATTGAACCGGAAACCCCTGCATCAGATGTCAAATCATATGTTTGACCGTTCGCAGGGTTAACTAAGATGTAATGTTCTTTAATATCAGTATCAGTAAGTGGTGAGGGACTCACATCACCATACCAAGTAAGGTTTGGATCCGCTGTTGATACTACAAATTGAACGGAATTATCAGATTGAGTGTTCTCGCCCACTTCTTGTTGAACATGGTAAATGATATCATCGATTTGTTTAAGTGTGTTTCCAAATGGAATTTGATAAATAAGACTTGAACTGTTTTGTTCGTACAATTTCGTGACACCAGTTGTTCCGGCACCAACACCACCCGAAATTAAGAATGTCGCGGGTCCGGTATTACCATAATTTAATTGTCTGATTGCTCCAACAGGATACTTTAAATCACCAAGTTCACCAGTGACATGTTCAATGGGAACTGCGGAACGCATTTGCAGGTCGTAAATGTGTAGTTTATTTTCATCATCGTCATATCTACCAACCTGACGAACGCGACATGTACCAATACCTGTTACTGGTTCGTGAGTTCCGGCCGGGCCACTTAAGCCACTTTCAAATGTACCGGTGAGATAGTAATTAGCATTTGATGTCTGACCTGTGACTGCACCGCCACTTGGCAACTCTCCACCAGTATGAAGGTGTGTTGAAATTGTTAATACAGAACCACCTGTGTTGTAAATAGGACTCCATGCAACTACTGTACCGCTAATACCTGAACTGTGAACCACATGTTCGCCCGGAACAAATTTCCTACTAAGCGATGCGGGTTCGTTGATGGTGTAACGGAAAACTGGACCATAGAGAGTCATCAGTCTACCATGCTCTACAAATCCGACGGCCCCTCCAGGCAACTCGCCCCATTTACCACTAACACCACCGGCAACTCTGAAATAATTTCCAAGCGAAAGGCCAATATTTGTATCTGTGTATTGTCGAATGTGGTCATCGGTTCTTGCTTTATCAATCTTAACATATTCAGTTACGAGATTTTCATGTTCGTAACCAAAGACATATGATTTACCTGCTTCCATTCCGATTGCAAGAGCATCACCAGTACCACCTTGTGCTTCTGTGTATACTCCACCATTGCTTCCTGTTAACAAGTGTTCTTTGACGACAATACCATATGGTTTGACAGTATAGTTGCCAGATTCATCGTATGTTCTTCTTGCTAACTCATCACCCAAATCAGAGTATACTGGGTATTTTTGTTGTTTGACTAAATAGTCATTTTCAACTCGCAAGATTTCAAAGAAATCTTGCTTACTAATTCCAGTGCTACCGGCAGTAGCATCGAAATTTAAACTGTTAAGAGTTAAAGTGTACTTAAGTCTATCGGATCCAGGAGCGGCATAGTTACTAGAACCTCTTGCGGGGTCAAGTAAACTTACATCGTCTTTGGAAGATACAAATTCTTTCTTGATATCAAAACCAATTGATGCCGTTTGGTTGTGGAAATACCGCTCACCTGTTATATGTCTTTCGGGTACAATTGTTTGCGGCAAGGCATTTACGAAGAATCCGTCAACATAGTAAATACTAGTATCGTTGGAAATCACAGACGCTTCCAAACCGGTCAATCCAGCGGATGTGCTTGTTGCATCAAAGTGAGCGTAACCAGTAGGACCATCTGATGGTTTAATTGTTACATCAAATCTAGAAGATGTTCCCGTTGTATACAGATGTTCATTTGGAGAAAATGTAGAATCATCTAAGTATTTAATAAAGAGAATTGAAAACGGGTCTTCTGTATTTCCAGTAGCAGTGTGGAGAACTCTTGCCTTTGCGGTTCCTGTCACACTGTAAATAATCTTGTCTCGGAAATCTAAGTGATTGATATCACCAGTTGGGTTGTAACCAGTAATTGACCCAGTTACCCCCAATGTCGAGGGGTCAAAAACAGAATCAAGTCGAATCCAATCTGCTCTGGTTACAGCACCCGCAGGACCATATACTCTACTTCCATTCTCAAATACATGGGAGGCGAATCTACCAACTTGATTCTGAAGTGTTGTTTGTAATTGTGTAAGTTCTCTTGCCTGTACGGCATAACCGGGACGGAAAAGAGTTCTTAAATACTCTTGCCCATTTAAGGCCCAATCGTCGTAATATGGGTTGATGTTGTAATCTGTTTTGTCATAGATTGGCATTTACTTTGTTCTCCTAAAAGCCCAGTACGACTTTGATATCTTCTTCTTGTTCGAAGTTTCTTAAAACAGGCCTCATATTCTGTATGTATATTAATTCACCAGACCCCTTCTCTAGTTCTGGAATATCAACCGAAGATACAGTAGAAACTTGTGGTGGACTAGTTAATGAATAATTTTCATCAGATGTTTCGGGTAAGAAAAGGGAAATATCGTACAGATTTTCACCTGTCTTGAACTTACCGTCAACCGCAATTAGTTGTAGTGTACCGGTTGTTCCGTTGGTCCCGGCAGACCAATTAAGAACCACCCCAGTGGTTGAAGTATCTTGACCAACCAAAATGGTATCTTGAGGATATGTTGTATCAGTCAAAGCATCTTGTCCAGATACTGCTTCCACATTCACTTCTGTGTACAATTTATATGTTAAATCTGTGTCGTTGTTGTATGGGGTGATACTTCGTACAGTTGCCAAACTAGAACCAGTGCTGAAATTCCAAGCACCAGAATCTAATTTGAAGGCATTAATTGCTTCACCAGTAACGCTACCATCGGCAGCAGTACCAATAAAGTCACCTGCATTGATATCATAAACTGTTAAAAGTCCATAATCTTTAGAAGTCAAATCATACGAGAATCTACTGACCTTTGCTACGGCATTTGACCTATCACCAATGATGTAATCGCCGCTTACAAAAGTCGTGTCATTGAATAATCGTGTACCATCGCCAGTAATTGCATCAATTGTAATCACTGCTGTCACTGGTAATTCAGTTCCTGCAATCTTTCCTGTGTGGTCGCCCCCACCAGATGCACCACCGGAACTAATAAGTGGATTCTTGATAATACCAATTGACCTAAAATCATTTGTAATATTGAAGTCACCTGCTTCATCTCTCTCGAACGAAACAACTAACATTATTTGGTCTGCTCCCAGTTCTTTGACAGGGTTACTACCAAACCCACCCTTTGGTGGAATCGATACTTTAACAATTGGTTCGACCGCAGGTGTATCGATAACTCTCCCTCTTGGGTAGATATCTGCTGTTCCTGTGGTGTAACCCGAACCACCACTGACCATATTGATTTTTTCAATCTTTTGGAATGTTTCCGTGTTTGGATTTGTCAATGATTCTTGTGGGTATAATTTAATAGATGCTTCTGCATTTTCACCATCACCTCTGATTGTGCATTTTGGAACAATGCTATAAACACTGTGGTCTGAACCTTGAGAAGCAGATAGACTATCTTGCCAATTTCTATCAAGATAAAGTGTTCTTGTAGATGCAACATAACCTGTGATGTGTCTTACTTGTCCTGAACCAGAACCAGAAGTGATAACTACAGAGTAACCATTGTAATAATCATTAATGGCAGAACTTGCGCCGATTTCATTTGCTAGAATCAATTCTGCACGAACATCACCTCCAGTGATACCGCTACCGGGCACATCGATTCTTGGGTCGTTTTCGCCAATTTCTTCTCTATCAACTTTGGTTACTGTCACACAACTTGGAACAGTTCTTACAAAAGCATCACCTTCAAGAACCACATCAATGTGGTCAATTTGTCCGTCTTTCGCTGCCTGTTGAACATCCCACTGTAATCGAGTTTCATCTAGAAGTTCGGAAGAATTCAGTGTTTCGACATACTGAACAGGAATGTATTCGTCTGTCATGAACCGAAACAGTGTCTCTGGAATTGTATACAAATATTTCCATCGATAACCGTCCTCTAATTCGATGATATTTGGTGAGGTTCCACTTGGTTGTTTTGTAGATGTTCCACCTCGATTGTTTGAAATGCACATATACACATGGTTTTCGTTTGTCAGGACATAGAATCTTTTTGGCCACTGACCGGCAATATTTGCACTTTCATATGGTGGTTTCAATTCTCTAAACAATTCAACATCTGGGTCATACTCATCCCATACATTATCAGCAGTCCAATCGATACGAGGAATTGCATGATAAGCATCGATTTGTCTAATTCGTTTAGCACCAATTGCATCTCTCCATGCTCCAAATGTCACACTAGTACAATCTCTTGCTAAACGGGGTGAAGTGTCGTTTCCTTCTTCCCACGATGGTCCGGTTCCCCAAGAATTTGTTCTACCAAAAACCATAAAATAGCGGTCACGGGAATTGGTTTTGAAGTTATCAAACCAATCCGCTGCCCATAGTCTTTTCATTGAATTCTTAACTGGATCCGCCATTTATCTCTCCTTAAGGTTCTGGACCTCCAGATGACCCACCCTCTGGGCATGTGTCTTCAACCGCAGATACACCCGTTGCTCCGCTCCATTCATATCCATCATTTGCGGCATATCCACTATCAAAAATATCACCTTTCAACATTCTAACAAACGGTTGTATTTGAACATGTTTAAATTGAGTATATGTTGTCTTCTCTGTTCTATATATGCTACTAAACTGCAAGTCATCATAATCATCGGGATTAACATTGTCGGAATACATTTGTGTTTCATAAACAGTTCCGCTCTCCCATCCATGCAACGGTCCAAAATGGGTAAACGAACCTGCGACTTGTTCTAAAATCAAGACAGAACCACGAACACCAACAGGTGCAGGAGTCCAACTGATAACATGACCTACTGCGTAGAATGGCAATCCACTAACGGGATAGTTGTTGTATGGGTCATGATAATGTTGTACTACCAATTCATGTTTCTTGAAATCTTTACCTTCTTCATATGGAACATTGATTTCATAACCAACTTCTTTGTAGTCTGTGTTTTCAAAAATACCGGTGACACCTCTAACTCTTGGGTGTGGATAAATTGCCCAGTATTTATTTTCACTCCATTCACCCTCTCTCAGAGGCCCGCTTTCACCGACCTCGACGACAACATAATCGCTTCCACTTGCCAAATTGGCATCACCAATATTCAGCATATGGAAATTACCGGCAGTCGGTCCAAAATCAATAGTGTCTTTGTGGAATCCTGAAACACCCGTTACCAAACCACCCGTAAGATATCCCCCTCCAGTTACATCATATTGTATACCACCACTAATAAGAGGACCGTTGTAGATACTACCACCACTGACAATAGATTCTGTGGCACCGGTTAGATGCCAAAATCTACTACCAGTCATGAAATGGTAATTATCTGCTCCATGACTAATCACTTCAATATCAAAAACATTTCCTGTATTATTTTTGGTCTTGCTTGTGATGTAACCAACTGCATATCCTGCGGGTTCGTGGAAACCTCCAGTTTGTCCAGTTATACCACCAGTAAGAGAAACACCAGTTAGACCAGTTTCACCTGTTACACCGCTTTGGATAATCCAATCGCCTGTGGCAAAATGGTCCCATGCAGTGCTACCCGATGTGTTGAATTGCATCGAGATTCTTTCTTGCATGGAGTCACCAACCCTGGCACCTGTTGGAAAGTGTCCGGTAAGACCACTTTCAAACTCGTCACTATAATCGGCAATACCATTACCGGTTGTGGGGTTGTGACCACACGGATATAAATCTGTTCCACTTAAGTTTGACCTCAAGTTTTCCCATGTTTTAAATGTGTACGGAGTATAGTGTCCAAGTAATGGAATTTCATAAAGATATTGGTATGCTCTGTTTTGTATAGGATTTTGATGTTCTCGCAAAATCAGAACATTGGCAAACATTTTCAAACCGGCGGGGTGAATAATTCTCTTCACCGTTTCTTTGAAAACATCCAGAGTCATTTCACTCTTAAGGACATACGAGAATGTTTGGTAATAGTAGTTATCTTGAATTTTCTTGTTTGAACTTAGTTTACCATCGTTACCAGACCAGTAACCTTCATACTCACACAAAGAACCATATTGACCAGTGACCATCGCACCAGTTCCCTTTACTGTATCAATTGTAAATGTTGGTTGTTCTTTTGTAGGGTCGTAAGCAACACCGAAGTTTGTTGTTTTCACATATGACAATGAACCCCTTGGCGATACTGTATCCAATTGACCTTGGGCACCAAAACCAAAAACATTGGTTGAAATTGAAACTCTTTGGTCAACCTCATAACCCGAACCACCAGTTAAAACCGAAATTCCTTGGAGAACTGGGTACACTGTTTCATAAATGGTTTCTGTGCTACCATCATCCAAGAGAACAGTACATTCAATTTGTTTCCCAACTTTAAATTCTCCGTAGATATCATCGATGAAAATTTCAGCAACATCATATCTACCTTCTCTGTACTGGAGAACTCTTGTACATCTTGCATATGCTTCTACTTCTTTGGTTGTATCATTCCTTTGACGAATTTGTCTCGTCGCCATCTTTGAGATTTGACCAGAACCCACAGAAACTTTAATTGATTTTTCGGCAATCCATTTACCATCAGATACTCTGAAGATATCAGTTTTTGGATAGTAGAATTCCAGATAAGCATCATACAACACACGAAACAAAAACTTGAACGACCTCTCGGTTCCCTTTGCTCCATAGAACTCTTTGACATTCTTTACAAGAGTTTCTTTACTTACCATCTCACCAGTGTCTTTGTCAATTGCAAGTTTAACTGGAAAATTGTTGAGGTATTCGTTTTTAAAGTGTGTATAGAAAGATTCTAAAGATTCATCAATATCACCCAAGTCTTGTAACATACCAGTTCTTCTAATAGGATTATCACTGGTTTCCAACCACTTGTAATACTCTTCCATGAAATCTAAAAATTCAGAGTGGTCATCCCGTACCCAATCTGGCGCCTGTTCTCTAATGAAAGGCGAAACTGGAAATTTGGTTGGGCGATTATCTTTTCTCAATATGTTCTACCTGCGGTTACTCTTGTTACACCACCAGAACCAGGACGAGTGATATCGTTCATCGTCAGCGAAACGGCAGATAAATCATTTACATCCATTGTAAGAATAATGTTTCTTTTGATTTCGATATCTTGCTCTGCCGGAGTTGCGGAGATTTTGATTTCTGTAATGTTGTCAATTGAAATTGGATTGAATTGTCTAATCACCAGTTTACCTGTTGTATAATCGACCATACCCAAATCATTGTTATAGTATACTTTGTCGTTGTTTACATCGAAGTAATACAATCGAAGTTTTCCATTACCATCATCATCAATAAAGGATGGAACATTTTCCTTTCCATTGAAATGAACAAATGATGTGGAAGAAACTACTGGCATGTGACCATCGTGTGGGTGGAAAATACCATTACCATATTCAAATTCATATGTTCTAAGTTGTCCCAATTCGGGTGAAAGACGATACTCCATCTTTACCTCTAATTCGTTACTGAGAATTGCATCATCGACTTCATCAATCTTGTGTTGGAAGTCAGACATGTACAACGCTCTATTAAATTTCTCCAAATCTTGGTCAACGAAAAGTTTAATTCGTTCATAGATTGCATTGCTCAAATCGAGAGCAGACCTTACAGTTTTTCTAGAATCGTAATTTACATTACCTGTGAATGAAAGATAAATGTATACTGGGTCTACCACCTCTGGTGTAATGGAAACAACATTTCGTCTTTTCAAAAGGTCGTTTGCAATTGTCAGTTTTTCAATCGAACTAATGTATCTACCTTCTTTTGGTTTCAAAGAGATGAATACTTTACCGTATTGCGGTGGGTCGTTATCTTCACCACCCCAGATATACGCACTTTCAATATCTGGGTAATCTCTCAATAAAACATATTCATAATCGTTTGTTGTGACCGCTCTTTCTTGTGCTTGATATGCTAGAGGTGCGTAGTACTTAATAGAATCTGTTGTTTCTCTATCAGAACCCCCACCTGCTGCCGATACGACTTCCACTGTCGATGTACCATAGTTGAATGTTGGTGTGGTTACACTGTCACGAATACCTACATCATTAGCAGATTCTCCGTGGGTTGAAAGATATTCAACTGTGATGATATTACCATCAATGGCGGCGGTGCTTACAACACCGTCACCGAAGTAAATTTCATATTGTTGATTTTCAATTTCTTGTAAATAGTATGCTTTTGAATCTGGTGTCAAGTCAATAACATTTTTGACTGGTTCCCATACATCAGAGAACCCTGTAGTATCAGAACGAGATTTCTGAACACGAACCGTTAATGTTCTGGTGTCGGCATTCACATCTGGGATAATAAATTTTTGGTCGGGGTTGTTTGCGTCAACAACAAATGTAATTGTCTGGAGACTTCCTTCATATAATTGAATACCTCTAGCACTATAACTACCATCGGTTTCTTGAAGAATTTTGTGATTTGAAAGTGTTACAAAGGAAAAAGATGAACCACCTGCCGATGCAGAAAAAACTGCTCCCTTGGGAATAAAGTTTTGGGTTGGTGCATTGGTTGATTTCCAGTTTACATTTACCGTTGCAATAGGAGCAGTAACGGACCTTGGAACATATGCTAAATGCTTTGCTAAAGATACAACTGAATTTCTGAGAATGGCACTATCGAGGAACATTTCATTTGCAACCATGTTTGCATAGAATGATTGATAGTGTGTGTTATATGCCAACAAGTCCAATAAGATTGACATCCCTGAACCATCAAAGTTGAAGTCCTTAAATTGGTCTTGGGAGGCAAGATAAGATTTCAGATTACTTTTGATGTTATCGAAATCAAGTTCGGTGATTCTAATTTCTGCTCGTTCGGGCATTATCTAATCCTTTGTAGTACCATTGACATATCTATGTCCGTTTGTGTATTTTTTAGTCTAAACAAAATAGTAACGCCATAATGATTTCGGTCCATAGCAGGGTCAACCGCAACATCAATCAAATCAACTCTCGGTTCATATGCAGTGATTACATCACGAATTCTATTGCCAATTAATTGTGCAGTAACCGGTGTAACATTTTCAAAAAGAAGACCCCTTACACCAGACGATAACTCAGGGTGAAAGTGTCTTTCATATTTATTCGTCAAAACCAAATTCTGAACAGACTTTTTTACTGCTTCGACATCAACCCTCTTTGAAACATCTCCATTGAGAGGATGTGCCAAAAAATTTAAATCTAAGTCCGTATATTTATTCTTCTTTGCCATATGTACCCCACAATCTAGATTCGATGTATCTCCTCTTATCTATCAATTCTTCTTTGACCCGAACGAAATCAATTTCATCAACTTTCCCCCAATTGCACCATTCCACCACAACAGCACCATTCAATTCGCCCTTAAGTCCACGAAGTGGTAGGGTGGAGAACATCAGGACTCTATTTCCCTCTAGCACTCTCTTGAAATGGGAAACTTCAAGTGTTGATGTCAAGACTGGTTTTGTATCATCACCGGCAACTTTTTCCAAGAAGTCGGAATACATTGTCAAGAGAACATCTTGTCTTTCCATCTGTGTTTCGTTAACACCGTCAACACATGATTCGTGAGTGACAGACATTTTTTGCATACAGTTCCCGTTGATAACTTGCCCACCGTTATGAAACTGGACTATGTGTGTTCGTGCGGCATCGAGTTTGATTCTAAGTTCTGTGAGATACTCATGGACTTTATTGTGTCTTGAAATGAAATTTGAATTGGGTGGTATAACCGATTTCTTCTTATTGAATTTCCTCGTCAGGGCAATAATAGCAGGGATGCCTACGACAACACCGGCAGCAAGTGCAAGTATCACCATTCCTACTTCTACCCATGACCCGAAGATATCAACGGATCCAAAATTGTTATCCATGTCTACCGGTACTTTCATTAACCACTCCCGAATGTGTCTGTCGATGCGTTTGAAGCGGCCGAACCGCAATTTAGTGGGTCACCAACCCGAACTGCTTGTATACCATTGATGAAAATATTAGAAGATGCTTTAATAACAGCACCATCATGGCAAGGTCTTTTGTCAGAACACTCCTTGCAGTGAATTGCATATTTGTCGCCTTCTCGAACGAGTGCTTTGTGGTTGACAAAAACATTGGGAGAACCCTGAACTGCCGGCCTTGGAGGCCAACATCCATGTCCTGTGCATTTGTCTCCAACTCGTACAATTCCTGGCATCTAACAACTCCTTGGCGGGAAATATCCCTTTTCCTTCATTTTCGTCAAGTAAGTTTCATTATCTACAAATTCCCCATCGACCATAAACCCATTTCTTTCATTGGTGTGATTGATATTTTTGATGAACTTATCGCGGTCTGAGGTCCAATTATTTATACACGGAAGGGTAAAAGTTCGTCTACTAAATCCCGCATTATTGACGGCAATTACAGTAAATCGATAATTGATTCTAATATTCAATGATTCAGACCCGCATGTTGCATAGTTTGTTTCATCGTACTCAAAATCTTCTGGGCAACCACAAGCGTTGACCTCTTCCCATTTGTAATTTGGATAATTATCTTTGCACGCCAACAACCACTCGTCAATATCTGTAATTACCCCAGACAGTGTACCGGAGAATTTGTCTAGTTTTAACCCAACGGGAAGAGTTCTTTTGTCTGTTACACATTCGGTGCATATATTGCCGTCGAACATTGTGTATTGGGACATATCTTCATTTGCCAAACCATCTGCTCCAGTTATAGCAGTGAACGCAGAACCCGAACCCAAGCAAAAATTATTGTCTTCTGAAAATCCTTCTCTTGGTTGCAACCAAAATTCTGTCGATGGTGTATAACTTGCATTGTATCTGGTAGAAGTCGAATCCTCACCGTTTCGCCAATCTGCTTCTGCTTCTTCGGGAAACTCCTCTGTTCCTAAAACACCACAATAAAACAAAGCATCATTTGCTTGAAATGTTACAGAGTAAGAACAACCCTCCGATGTTGTTGGTAACATGGAAGGAGTAATCCATCTTGGAGGTCGAAGATGTAATGGGTTTGTGACAGTTGGCATTATCCATACGCCTTTACAATTACTTTTCCGTGCGCCCCGCTACCGCCAGCAAATGGGGAAGTGGCCACACAAACACCGGAAGTACAATCAGAGGCGCCTCCACCCCCACCACCACCGGGCACGGTTCCGGTTCCACCGGCCGGATTCGAAGCGGATGCAACTCCACCTGCACCACCAGAACCACCGTTTGCCCCGGCACCACCTGCATTTCCGTTTTGTGCAGAACCACTAGCAGATTGAATACCAGTACCATCCGTACCATCAGTGTTTGTTATGTTTCCATTTGTAGCAGAACCTCCCGCACTGAAATCTGGAGGACTGTTCAGAATAATTCCTTGACATCTACCACCAATTCCACCACCGGCACTAATGCTACTAAATGTTGTAATTGTTGTTGAACTTCTTTTGTGTGTGTCAATTGTAGTTGCACCACCATCAGTTCCTTTGGTATTAAGTCCACCAGATGAAGAACTTCCGGCACCACCCGCACCAACAGTAAAGTTTAAGGTGTCACTTGGTTGCATATTTGCTAGTTGGTATTTGTGTTTGACATAGGCACCACCCCCACCACCTCCACCACTTTGGTGTTGGGAACCACCGCCGCCCTTTCCACCACCTGCTGTTTTGTCACCTGCACCACCACCTCCACCACCACCCCACATCTCAACTTCGAGATATACAGTGCCAGCAGGAATGGCACCAGTCGATGTAATCGTTCCGGTGTCGAGCAACTGGTATTCTCTAGTACTTGCCGCTCTTGATGCACCAATCATGAGAAGTTAATTCCACCTACGAATCCATAAACTGTTGTACCACCGTCTGTGGTGAGGAATGAAATGATGTCTGTACCAGTTGTTCCCAATGCGGGTTCAACACCACCAGGCCATTTAATTGATGTCTCCCAGAAATTACTACTTCCGGTCATCAATGCACCACTCTTGATTATGAGTGTCATGGAACCGGCAGTTCCGGCAGCAGGTTCGTTTGCGAAACTAATTGCACTTGATGCAACCATTCCACTCGATGTTGAACCAGTAACTTCTTGAACATTACCATTTTCCCAGTTAAGACTGATGCTCTTCTTATCTCCGTGGTCGTATACGGTTTCGGAATAGTCTTTAAGTTTTGGTCTTTCGAGTTCAATGTCACCCATTGCAACTTTATTTGTTGTTGTAACAATCTGGTCTGCACCACCACAGTGAATTGTAAACTGGTCTGCATCAAACTTGAGATAAGTATCACCATCTCCGTAGTGACCCAAGAGATTTTCAAACTTGACTTCATTACATCGCATATCAAGTCTTGAACTTGAAACATCATTGAAGTGAATTGCATTAGCACTTACATTGCCAATCCATCCGTCTTCTGTTATTTCAACATTACCACCAAGAATCAAATTACCACCGGTGATGGTGGTATTACCACTTACAAAGAGTGGGTCGTTTCCTGTGCCACCAACGCCAATTTTTGTAATCTCCAAGTCTTTGGTGTCGGTCCAATGGCCTCCCTTTGAGAACATACCAGTAATACCAGTATCAAAATGTAAAACAGAACCATGTTCGGGGTAACTTGTAAAGCAGACATCTGCTAAGTGACCCAACCAAAGGTGTCGAGGATGGTACTGACTATAGTTGTAGTATATTTCTCCACTAAGACCAGTAACACCTGAGATTCCCGAGATACCAAAAGAACTACCGGTTATTGGTTCTGTTGGGTCAAATGTCCATATAGTTGCCGGCCAATTACAACCATTTTGTCCTGTACCACCAGTCATTAGTGTGGGTGGACCCGTCATTAAACCTCCGGCATTACCTGCTTGTTGATAAGCATATGCTTGACCAAAGAAAGAATTCGGGGTGAAAGTTCCTGCACTCTCAAATGATTCTTTACTGAGATTTGCTTTACCAGAACCTGGCGTTGGAGCGTTCGGTATCATTGCCTTAACAACAGCAAGTTTTTCACAATCGTCGTCTTCCCAACCATCATCACAATCCTCTGAATTACACATGCAACAACCAAGAACTGCTGAACACGGTTGACTGAGAACACAATCAGCATTGCAATCATCATAGTCGGTATTTTCACAATCATTACCATCACAACATGCACAACGGGGCGGTGGGTTACCACCACACCAGTTAACATCAGAACAGTCGCCAACACCTGGACCATTATTACAAAGACCACCCAGTGTTTGACACAAAGCACAACTTATGTACCCAAGACACATTGTACCAAGACAACATACGCCTTGAAGGCCAGCATCTCCACATGGATTCACCGGTGAGCATGGTCCGTTACCTTGGTAAGAACCATTGATTTGGTCACATTGACATTCCGACATGAAGTAACCGAAACCATTCTTACAGCAACACCCTAATGTACCAACCGAACAAGTAGTACCCGTACAGTGCGACCCAGAATTAAATGTTCCGTTAATATTAGAACATCCATCTTGTGTGGTGTCGAAGCATTCTCCACATCCATAACAACATGAACCAGTAACAGCACCAGAACATGTTCTACCGGAACAAGCGGTTGCAGACCAATCACCACCGATATCAACACAATTTTGTTGAACAATGCTGTCGGTGCAATTTCCATCATAGCAACACGAACCAACGGAACCAGTAACAAGACCGGCAGCAAATGTAAAGGTTACATTAACTGCATCACCATCACTGAATGTGTGAGTTGTTGCCTTTTCTTCTGCACTAAATTTATGAAGATTGCCACTATCTTGTGTTTCATCATTTAATTGATAAATTCTAAACTTTTCTGGTTCTTCGGGAATATAAACTTTGCAATATCCAAATGGTGAGAACCCACCAAAAACATCATCAAAGATGTCAAGGAAATTGTTGATGTCGGGGTTGCTAGTTTCCGCAGTTTCATTGTGTAATGTTAATACATCACTACCAAAACCAATTTGACCTGCACTAGAAACAGTACCAGTTTCCCAGTTGTATCGGAATGTCATTCCACCATAGTCACCGGTCGCACCATCTGCACCGGCCGCACCATCGGAACCCGCCGCACCATCTGCACCGTTCGCACCTGCCGGTCCGGTAGGTCCGGTATCTCCTTGTGGTCCTTGTGGTCCGGTTGGTCCAGTAGGTCCAGTGGCGCCGTCTGAACCAGAACCACTACCACCAGTTGCGAAGAAACCACTAATTGCTTTTGTCAAGTCAAGAGCGGTTAGACCACTTCCGTTTGCAATTGTCTGAACAGTGGCATCACCATTCGATGCTACTGCTTCAATGGCATGTTTAACTCTAATTTTTGTTCCGGGCGTAGTAACATCAAGAACAACATGAACGGTAGTTGTTCCCTCTGCGTTCGTAGTGGTAGCACAAGTGTGGTATCCTTCTGTGCCTGGAATGTCTGCCCAACTGACAAGTTTCTTTTGCAACCAACTCTTGACGGTTGTTGCTCGAACACCTGCTGTTAGTTGACTACCAACACGATACATGACGAGATATTTACCTGCATAATTAAATGTCAAACAATCATCTGTTGCATCCCATGTGAACGAAACTGAATCGGTGTTTAGTGCTTCGGCATAGTTGACTACAACTCCGGGCCCTGCAACACCACCTGTTGCATACACCGATTGTCCACCGGCATTATCATAACCATCCCAAATACCAGAACCTGTTACTCCTGCTCCACCGCTACCGGTTGTTCCATTGATGCCTGGGATACCCTGCGGTCCTTGAGGACCGGCAGGACCTTGAATTGTTTGAATTGGACTACCTGCCGCAATTCCACCTGCGACTGTTCCGGCCGCCGCACCTGCTCCTGCTCCTGCTAATGCATCGCCCAAGGCGTTTGTTGCTAGGTCACTATTAATAAATTGTTGTACTGCTGGTAACAGATAATCAGGAATAGCGTTTGCGGCATCGTTCGAATCAAATTCATCTGACCTTCTCGCCTTTGTTCCTTTTCCTGTATCCGAAGCACACGCCCCGTTCATATCAGAAACACCACCTTCGGGGTTCATGTCGATACGGGGCGCACTAAGTGTCATTCCTGCACCTGCACTTAGAATGTAAGTGCCTGCCACAGATACACGCATACTACCATCTACTTGTTGCCTACAGTCACCACCAATATTGGCAAACATGTCACCATCACATGTGAGGTCAACATTTGATTTCACATAAATCTTGGCATCACCATCAACAGTAATGTTGGCGTTTCCTTCAACATGCTTGAAGTCATTACCCTTGGTGATTTCATAATTGTCTTTGACATTCTTTGTTACCTTTGTACCATCAGGATGAATCTCTTCTGAAGTTCCTGCTTTATGATACCGGTGCAATCTTTCTGCACCAGGCGTATCGTCCCACTCTTCAATGTGGCCCGATTCACTTTGTCTTACATGATTATATGGATACTCCGCCGCATATGGTGTTTCTGGTTCACTCCATTCACCACATTGTGCAGTTTGTACATCTTTATCAATACCATCCTTTTTGAGTTGGATGATTGTTTCTTCGATTTTCTCGTTTCGCCCCAGTCGGTTCGTATCTACTTCACCAGTTACGGTTGGATACTTACCGGTAGGGTCATTGAATCCTTTTCCAGGATCCGCTTCAACTTCTGGTTTACCTGCAAGAGTACCAAGCATAACTGGTTCTTGTGCAGATATACCATCACGGAAAAACCCAAGAACCCATGTTCCCTCAACAGGACCCAGTGGTGTTGTACCAACACCGCTCATTGCCGCAGATGTTAATGGTTGTAGTGGGTATGCCCACGGTAACATTTCCGTTGGGATTTCAGATTTCTTATCACTATGGAAACCCAGACAACGAACTCTACAACGGCCTAGTTTCAGAGGGTCGTTTCTATCTTCAACCACCCCCTGAAACCAAACATAATTATCTAGGCCCATAACTTTTGACATAACTTAGTTCTCTTTCTTTTTCTCAACCCACTCTTCTGCCCACTTCTTCCAATCCTCTAAATCTTCTTCTGTATATTTATTTGGTTTTTCAACAGACTTTTTAGGAAGAGACTTCTTTGCATTTTCTAATTCTTCGAACTCATCATAGTTTAACATGAGTAAACTCCCTTTAGATGTTCATTGTCTTTGTATCTGGATACGGTGTTTCGACCGATTCCCTACGAAGTTCTAAAAATAATTTGTAATCTTTATTTGTGATGGCATGTCTAATTTGTGTAATCATATATTTACCACTTACTGAAGCATCATACCACTGCTTCATTGTTCCAACGGGTTCTGTTGATGGTAATCTAACATCTACGATATCACCAACTCTTCTCCTTGAGTCGCCCGGCACGATGAGGTCGAGTCCTTGACCAAATAGCAATTGTGTCATCAAAGAATTTCTTTCCAAAACGAAATCCTCTGTTTTCTCATTATCACGAATGTCATCATATTTATATGTGTGCTTTGGTTGCACCCTCAGAAACGAACTGTCGGAACTATTAACTGCACCCATTGCGGTCGAAATGGGTTTGTGTTTTTCGATGGAGGGTGTTTCTTCAAAATGTTCATTGTAGTTGAATTTCTTTTCGGTTACAGTCTTACCGATTAAATCATGCGTTAGAATTCGACCAGAGAACATACCTCTTTTCATTTGCTCTGCTCTTTCAGATGATGGTTTAATTGTATACGCTTCAATGTTTTTCAACTCACGCAAAATATCCCTTGCACCACTTTCCTGAACTACCGTGCCCGCAGGGTCGAATCTATATTCCTGTTGCGTGTCATTTTCCATTAGTTTCGATAGAGAAACAAAATAATTGGCATCAATGGTTTCAAAGAATCTATAATTGCTAACTTTTGTATTCTTTTCGGAAATTGCTCTTTTGGATAACCAATTGATAGCAGAGAAAGGTTTCCAATTTGGAATCACAAACTTGTGGGTGTCTAATGTTTTCTCGGTTACAATAACCTTGTCTTCTGAAACATACTCTTTGAATATTCTTTCAACTATTTCACTAACCTTACCTTCATATGCCTTTGACACTCTCTTTTGAATATCATAGAAATGAGATTTACTGACAAGTTCAATTGTGTATCTTTGCATCTTTTGTGACTTGTCTGATATTCTAGTAGAAATTCCATCAACCATAAGAGACAGTTTGCATTTTGGAAAACCTGGCGTGAAGAAAGTTATATCAACAGTTTCTTGTCCCATTAGAGGCATGTGTTGTGCCAAGTTAATACCTTCAACCAAAGAAATCCTTGCGGTCAAGAAATTCTCAAAAAGGTTTTCGAAAATATCAATAGTGTCGAAGTGGTTTGTTAAATCGAGAGAAGCACCATTTGGTGAACTCAATCGACATTCTTCGATGAGATATTCATTTGCTTTGAATAGTTCATTCTTTCTATCCAACATAATCAATTATCCAGTAGTTGTTCAATTTCTTTTACGGCGATATCCAAATACTCTGGTCGTAGAAGTCTGATTGGCCGCTTCTTTTCGTTTTCATCCAATTCATACTCTTCCATAGAGACTGCGTTGATGGTAGCACCATCAATCAATTGGTTGTCTTGGGTGTATTTGTACAATAAAGTTTCTTGCCAATCAAGTGGCACTGGGTTGATAACAGTACCAGAATAGATTGTTCCGTTTTCGTCAGCAAAAGGATTCAAGGTGTTACCATTGGCATCTTCAAAGTGATGTAAAGATTTTTCCGGTAGCAATACAATCTTAAGAATAGGAATTGGTTGATTCAAATCGATAATTGAATCTGGTACTGTTCCACCATCAAATAAACTTCTTTGATATTGTTGACGACCATAGGACATGTCAGTGATAACTTCTTGGAATCCTGAGCGTTTTCTATACGCACTGGTCAATGAATTTACAAACATTGACTTATCAATTCCAAACCATCTGTATTCTTTCGCCTCTAGTGATGGTTTTTCGAAATTGAAATGACTTGTACTTTTTTCCGAATCGCAACAGGCAAGTAGTTTAATAGAAGGATTGATTTTTCCAAGAAACTGAGAAAAGAAAGATTCTGCACCTGTTCCTGGACTACTTCCCTTCCATTCGTTCGTGAAAATCATTTCACCCCGATGTTGTTTCGTCAATGTATTTGTGCTTCCAACACAAGAACACCTACCACCACTGACTTGGGCAATAATTTCAAAGTACATGGTATTGGTGCCATCTTCATTTTCAGTTTCAGAAAAATTCTGAACATCAATTTTTTCAGTTGGAGCGCCTTTATTACCTGCGAAGCATATTGATTGTTCTGTGGCATTAATTGAATATTTGCAAGAAGATGTTTTGTTGTTTTTTGGTTGTGTGGTGACTGTAACTCGAAGTTTAAAGTGTCTTTGACAATAACCACAAATTCCATCTACAGTTTTGGAACAATCACCACCATCTGGTTCGAGACTTAATGTTCCTGTTCCCTGTGCATTGGGAACTCCTGCCGATATATCTTGTTTCGTCAAGGGGGAAAGATACAATGGATTGTTTTTGCTCTTATCATCATTATATTGAACAATACCATCTAATTGTTGCTGACCTTGAGATGTTCGGTATTCATACACTGGGTCTTCGTCTTCGCCATAATTCTGCACTGACCCATAGACACTGATACCATCACCAACTTGATAATCTACATCACCATCAAGAATTATTTTGTGGAGTGATTTGTCTGTTCCCAAACATTCCTTTGTGTCTATTAGTCTCCAATAATTTGGTTCACCTTCCTCACCGGTGACATATCGATTGATACCAACAAGGTCACCAGTCTTTACTTTGAAGTCCGAACTATTCAAGAAGCACACCGTTCCTTTGTACTTTCTTTCAAATAGGTCTGACATTTCTTGACTGCTCATCACCCATTCGTGAATAGGATTAATTTTCTCATTGAACAATAAAACAACCCAATGGAAATTTGGGTCACCATAAATTTTGTCTGCAATGATTTCTGGTCGGTCGGTGTCTTTGGTATTGTATTCAATAAAATAATCGCCTTCGTCTTTTAAGCGTTTTCTGAAAGCGACCCGTTGGAGGATATTCGTAGCAAGAGTATACTTTTGCTTATCTTCTAGGTCATACCAAACTGAGGAGAAATTTCCAAAATACATTAGTGTCCTCTCTCTACTTGTTGTCTAGTAAGTTGTGTTGTTTCCTTGAAGGTAAGGGATAGTTTCATACTCGCAGGTCTACCGTCTGGTAGAATATTCCAACCCTCTGCCCCTGCAAAGTCCACATCAATCTTACTGATTACACATGGTCTGAATTTATGCAAATGTTTATTTTTACCAGACTGATACTGGTATGAAATCAGAAATTCAGATGGCATGATGTAGAATCTACCACCACTTGATAATTCTGGGTACGCATGTTTTCTGAATGTTCT